ATTCAAGAATTGCCCATAAGTGACAGCAACCGCGGAACCGGCCTGGGACAATGAGATCAGGTCACCCGTGGAAGGCACCATCCCATTTGGCAGACTGTCGATTACAAATGGCGAAGCAGTTGCCGACAAGGTGGAACCGGAAAAAAACAGGTTCTGGCCGACCGAAATCACCTCGGGAGACGCGCTGGCTGTCCCCGAATTGCCCAGCAGCGATGCCGGTGGAACCGCGATTTGTGGCTGGACGCCTGTCAGAACCTGGGCGCGGGTGACTTTTCGGGTGATACCAGCTTGACTGACGATGAATTCATCTGAGTCGGAAGCAGAAGAGGCCGGTGCGAGCTCGTCAATCGTGGGCATGAAAATCAGTCCTTTGGGCGCCCTGATGAGTAGGTATGCCGTTGGAAATCATAAAACTGCGAAGTCTTAAATGCTCGATAATACCGGATTGCCATTCTGGTCCGTGATGACACTGCCCGCTGTCGTGATGATTGCTGTCGGCGGCGCGATCGGTATCGATAACATCAGTACCGGGAGCAGAACGCTTCTATGAAGAGATCGCCCGTTTGTGGTACTGATGGCGAAAGTAACCGTGTAAACAGTCCCAGCCTGGCCGCCCGATAGCCAAAGAATGATCCGGCAGCCATCAGCCGTTGTGCTCTGCAACGTCAGGTCGCCAGGATTATTCGGAGCAAGACTTATGTTGGCCGTCGAGATCGCGTCGCCGTCATTGCCGACGATGGCCGGACCAATATCCAGAATGTAGTCGAGCGTGTCGCCCGGATCCTTCGCGGACCAATTGAGCGGCGCCGGAGCTGATGCGATCGACCCTCGAGGTACCGGGATGAAGGAATCGATGGTCACCACGCGGGCGATGCTTGGTTTCCAGACGTGACTTAAACTCGTGGACATAAATCACCTGTCAAACGATAAGAGTTTGTGTGCGCTACCACCGCACCACCACCAGTCCACCGCCCCCCGCAGCGCCATCAAATGCGGTGTTTCCGCCAGCGCCAGTGCCCGCGCCGGCTGCTCCGCCCCCCGGGAAATTCCCCGTATTACCGCTCGTACCGCTGTTTTGTCCGCCGCCGATCGGCGCCGCCCCACCCATCCCACCCTGGTTCAACATCCCCGCCAGTCCCGCCGATCCGGTGAAGTTGACGTCGCCACCGATGCCAATTCCGGCTGGCGTGGCACCATTTTCCGGTGCCAGGCTCGTCGCGAGGTAATTAAGGCTCCCGCCCGTCGCGCTCACGATCTGCCCGAAGCTGGACGTCCCACCGGGACCCGCCGCCACACCAGATGTCGTCCCACCAACGCCGCCGGTCCCGACTGTAACTGCGATCGCTTGACCAGGAACCAGGCCAGTGACGAGCCTTTTCGCATATCCGCCCGCCGAACCGCCGCCGCTGGCCAATCCCGGCACCGACGCATAACTGCCCGACCCGCCGCCCCAAACCTCGACTTCGACCTGCGTCACGCCGGGCGGAACGCTGAACACGCCGTTCGATACAAAGCTCATAACACCAGACGCCACACCGGGCCGAAGCGCCGGCAGCTTCCAGTTAAGAAATGGCGCGGTCGGAATGACTTGGATATTGGCCGCCGTGATCTGGGTTTGCCCGTAGGCGACCGATATTTGATACAAGCCGATCCAACCGTTATCGGCGGCTGGCGTCACTTGGGCGCCGGTATTGGCCGGCTGCCCAGCTTTGACTTGCAATTGAACGCGTTGGATACGCGACGTATTTTGCGCGGCTCCCGAATTGGCGGGACCGGAGAACGACTGTGCCGGATTGCTGGCATTGTAATATGGCAAGACAAGCGGATCGCTGTCCGTCTCCTGGAATGCGCCTTCAATAATGTAGCTTATCGATTGTCCCGCGCTAACCGGAGCAACAATTGGGAACGAACAAGAACCCAGACTGATACCCATTTTTACAGTCTGCGCCAACGAATTCGCGCCGATCGAACCATAGGCCAGCGCATCCACCGGGCTGATCTGGGTTATGCTGCCTGCGCCAACGACTACGCTCATGGACGGCGGGCTCGTCGGCTGGCAGTTCAGACCATCAACCACGGTACTGGTCCCGAGCGTTGCTTGAATGAGCGCGCCCAGCGCAGTCATCGTGTTGAGGTTTATTGTTAAAAGATCCGTGTCCAACGGGATGCTACCCGGGTAGACAATATTCCGATCCATTGTGGCTGTTTACCAATCCGATAATTAAATCAAATAATCCGTAGCCAAGCGACCGCGTTCATGGGCATTAGTCTGTGGAGTGTGTTCTGGATATCCTGATCGGTCACTTGGCCGGGGAGCAGGCCTAGGTCGATATAGCTGATAGCCCCCTGGCCGAACCCGCCCACCGTAGTCCCATATCCAGCAACTGTGCTTTTGCCAGCCGAGGCCGGCCGCGCCACGGTGACAAAAAACTGAAAGGGAAGTTCCAGACTTCCCCATCCGCCGGCTACGCCATAGACCATGCCGGGCGGCCCGGCAGGTGATTCAGCGGCGACCCCGCCATAACCCCCGGTGTCGCGGCAATTCCCTGGTTCGAAGATGACCGGCTTGGTCCCAGTAAGCGCCTGTAGGCCCAACGATACCCCGCTGCGGGTCGCGGCCTCGCATAAAAGCGCCCCCTGGATCCGCACCCGATACGCGCCATCCGGTTCGCCAGGCTTTCTCTGAAGCGCTGAGCCAAGGTAATCGTTGGCGATCAGATCGAGCCATTCCTCAGTGGCAGTAAGAAGCCGTGTCTGCTGGATGACGTATGTGATACGACTGTATAGCCACGCCCAGGGTGTCCCGATACCGTTCAGCAAGCCGATAAGGTTCGGACTGGTGCCCGCGAACCAACGCCCGGGCAGTGCGGCCAGAAGGCGAGCGACAATATCTCCGAGGTCACCCACCATTGGTGGAAACCGCGATCGAACCCGCCTTGATAACCGTATAAGGCGGCGGGACAACGTCCAACGGCGTGCCATTCAGCAGAATATTTGTGACGTTCCCGATCCTCGGGACCGCTTGATAGGCTTGCTGCGCAATTCTCGTAACGGATACGGTATCGCCGATCCCAAGATTATTCAGATACCCGCCAATATACTGTTGGATCGCCGACGTGTCAGACGGTGCCTGGGCGCTCCCACCGAATTCCGCGGTCAGCGACACGTTGACTGTTAGCACCAGGGGCGGAATGACGGTGAATGTGGTGCCAATTGGTCGAACGGCCTCGATGGCCGTTGCGACACTGGAAAGCAAGTCTGCCGATGGATAGCCGCTGCCGTCATCCACAACCACCAGGAAGGCGCCAACCATGGGCTGGCCGTTCCCCGCCGTATTGGGCGCGATGACAACACGCAGCCCCTGGCGCACGCTTATAACCGCATTCTGGATTGCACCCGGGGTCGCTCGCGATCGGCTCGTCAGATAGCCCTGGAACCTGCTACGGAAGGCAGTATCGGACTCTGCGTCAATGCCATTCGTCAGTGGATTGGTGTTGGTGACCTGGTCTACGCCGGGTAGCGATGCGGCAATCACATTGATGGTGCCGGACAGGACGTTCCCAGCTGAACCCGCGGTGATACAAACCACGGGCAGGTCAGCGGAGTTGACACCACTGGGTATCACATATCCCGATCCCGCCGCGTTCCAGATTGAGATCGAAGAATCTTCCACGACACTGAAGCTGAGAGTCCCATCCACCGTTTTGACGACGCTGCCAACGGGAACGATCGCTGAAAGGCTAGGCGTGTATCGCGAGAAGGTCGCGATACCAGACGACGGAACAGCGGGCAGGCGGCTAAGTCCAAAATCCCGCATCCAGGAGTCAAGGTCCGATCCAGACGACGTGGACGCACGGGTTGTCTGCAGAACCTGCAGAATAAGCCACTGCATCCACAGCGCGATGGCGGCATTTGCCTCGAAGACCGCTCGGATCACCGAACCCACGGACACATCGATAAGCGCGGTGGCCGAACTCTGGAGCGCGGCCGCCATGTCCTCTATAAGTTGACTGAAGCCTTTTAGATTAAGGATCAAGGTCGATCACCCCACATTGAGGTTGAGGGTAACGGGATTAGACGAGCCGGGGTCCGAGTAAGTGATGTTGACCGCGACGTTGCCCTGGGCAGCGTCGGTAACGGTGGTCACGATCCGAGGGGCCGGGGACACAGGGATTGCAGCTTCCTGAAGAATCTGCGTGCTGATCACAGCCTCGATTTGCCGCGAATTGACGGGCTGTCCAACAAGCTTTCCTAAACCGCCCCCGTAGTCCAGATTCCATATATAATCGCCCGGATTCGTCAGTAGCCTTCTTAGAACGCGCTGGTTGATGGTGTCCGAACCTGATGAAAGTGCCAGGTCACCACCGTTTCCAACTTTGAGGTCCTCGCCCCAATTGTGGAAAATATCTAGCATCGTCTCTAATCCTGTGGAGTCGGAGGACTGGTCGTACTATTGTTCGGACCCGGGTGTATGTGAGTATTGTAATGCTGACGAAGCGCTGAGATGGCCCCATGCTGGTCGTAAACATCGCCTGATACATACAGATTGCCGTTGATGCGGATGGTCCCATCGTTACAAATCTTTAAGGACGTTCCTCCCGCGTGAACCAGCCACAACTCCCCGCTAGGGGCCGGCGGCGGCAGTTGCTTATTGGAAAATAAGCAACCGACGACAACTCCCTGTTCGATATCCCCCTCCTGGGGAATAAGCGCCACTTGGTCGCCCGGAGTTGGCGGGCTAGCCATACCCCAGCCATTGCCAACCCAATGGGACAGGATGGGCAGCCACCCGGAAAGCACGCCTTCTGGCTGGACGATGACCCGCACGGTCGCGTCGTTTGGATTGACCGATGCGACGGTTCCAAATTTTACCTGCCCAATCGATTTATCGAGTGTAGAGGCATGAGACTTTATTATGTTTGATAGTGTGTTTGTCACAATGCGCCCAATCAATACCGATCTCAGACCTGGCAGGCGTAAATTGTTTGTTCGGAACCAGAGGACGCGGAAAACCGGCGCTCCACGGTATCGACGCGATAGGTGGTATCAAGAGCGGATCCGGTTCCGCTAAGCATGATGATGGTGCGCGGTGTTAGCGCCGCATTCCACGGCATTTCAATCCGTAAGGTGGTCGTAAGCCGCCCCAGTTCCGCAGTGTATTGGCTCATGGTATCAGTAACCTGTTGGGCGGTATAATTCGACCCTGAAAACAGGAACGGAAGCGAAGGTGATCCTGAAGCCCCGGACTGCTGAGCCTGCAAACTCGAATATGAAACCATATCGCGAGAGTTCCAGGACTGCACCTGTGCACTGGAATTGTTCGCCATGTTGATGTTCCGGTCAACATACAGTGCCTGCACATCGCGCAGAGATAATGCGATAGGGACAGTGGTTGCCGATGTGGGTGGCTGAAAATATAGCGACGTTCCCTGAACGAACACGTCGAAAGCGGCCTCACGGGCAAGCTGAACGATCAGGTCCCAGTCTGACTGGGATCGGGAAAATTGCCCCAGGGACAGTTTGGTATAACCATCCGCATAATAACGGCCGATATTGCCCTCTGTTGTCGTTACGACCGGCGGCAAGCCGTGATACCGCGCGATCGTGGAGACAACTTCGGATGCCGTTTGATTCACGAAATCCTGCTGCCTGTAGCAGTCCACCAGCCTTCCTGACAGGTCTCGCCCCTCGATCGTCGCAACGCCACGGATAGGATCGATCCGGATCGTATCGATTATGCCGGTGATAAGGGAATTGTAGTCTGCCCCCACCTCGACAGTGCCGGCAGTCAAACTTGACCAAAACCCGATGTCCTCTTGTGGTTGAACGCCGATAGCGAAGGTCAATGCGTAGGTGTCCGCCGAAAAGGAGTTCGTGGTGACAATATAGGCCCACAGAAGCCCGGATATTGGCGTGCCATCAATGGTGACTTCGATAACGGGGGCGGGAACGGGGAGCATTTATTGCGGACTGACCCCGTTCGTGAAGGCGGCAGAAAGCGCCGGAATGGCAAGCTCGGTGGGCCCGGACAGGTTCGGGTCCGTGATGCCGTTCGCCTGGGCGATGTTGACCCATTGCATGGCACTTCCCAATTGAGTTGCGGCAATTTGAAACAAATTGCCCCCGATGGCTGTGATAATCCGGACGGGAGAGACGTTACCCATTAAGATTGACTCCAATTCGTCCGACATAGCAACGTGTCGCGGCCGCTGATGCCAGAATTCCTGCTGAATCCGCCGCGTTCGTCACGTAGTCCGATAGTGACCCCACGCTCTGATCGGCGGGCGGCGGCCCGGTCACAAGTATGGATTGATCGTCGATCTGGCTATTGAGAGAACCTAAAGTCGCCTCGACCGTTTCAAGGGCCGCACGTTGATCCAAGGTGCCGGGGATTGCCACGTTGCTGCTGGATAGGGCCAACTGCAATGGCGTAATTGAGACGCCCGACGAAGATGCAACCGCCAGCGCGTTGCTTAAATCCGAGCCAAGCGTTCCCTGTAGGATCGGGACCGGAACGATATCCGACAAGGCCTGCCGGACGACAACACAGCTCACTTTATAGCTGATCCACCACGGGCTGTGGTAGTCGGCAATAAAGGTCTTAACGACAACCAGGCGCCTGAAACTCTGCCAAGCCAGCCACACGGCCTGGCCTGACAGTCGCAGTTCGTCGAACGCGACCGCCCGAATCTCGGCATCTGGGCCGGAGAACACCCCATCGAACTGAACTTCATTGTCGTCGGGCCCCAGCCGCTCGATCGCGCGTGCCCCACCCGAAAGGGTGCGAACGGCAACCCGATGGCGACCGCCGAAGCGGACGGATGAAGGAACTTCGTATTCCTGGAAAACGATCGGCCCCAGTTGCATATAAGAGTTCGGCAAAACTGACCTCCGGAGGATTAGAAAGGCGATACTCTGCTTCTCGGAGTACTAGCGCGCGGGTCTACCCCCGTCATCCCGGCGGATGGCCGCCCGAGAACGCGTTCCAAATGTTGAACTGTCCATCGCCCAAGCGCATGACCGTCGATATGCAGGGTGGTGCGTGAAGCTGCTTTGCCGTCCCGATCAGCGCCTTTTGGCGCGTGTTGCCGTTCGCCCTCCTTCGGCTCCGCTATATCGCTGGCGGAAGAAGCGCTGTCGGCGCTCGCCGTTCCAGGTGGAGGTGCCACCGATTTGGCGAAAGCAATTTGAGTTTGGGCGAAAGTTCTTGCCGGAAAGCCGGTCCGTTGCGAAGCCAAACTGCCATAAGCCGTCGCATACAGGCGTTGCCCCTTTAGTTGTTTTTTCGAAAGCGCCGCGGCCCCCGTCATTTTCCGAAAACGGACCTCGGGCGCAGTAGCCGCCGGATACCCTCCGTTGACGAACGGGCGCGGTCCTGGGGGTGACGCGTTCGCGGATGGGCGGCGGATCGGGCGTGCGTAAAGTGCCGGAGCAATGTTTCCACGGGATGATCTGACTGCCTCCGAGAACGCACTCGGTAGGCGTTCTCGATCGGCGGAACTGTACATTGAAGGTGTGCGGTGGGGTCTTCCAGCACCAGCCGATGCAATTCCGGCTGCGGACAGGGATTGTGTCGCGGCGATATTCTGTTTCGTCCCGCGAATAATAGGGAGTAATCCGCCGCTAATGTCTGCGGTCGGCGTTCGTGGTCGGCGAAACCGGCTCTTTGTGGGGGCAAGAAAACTTCTTGGGAAGCGAAATATATCCTTCATGCGAAGGAACCATGCGATACGATTTCTCAGTGACAAGACTAGGCGCCCCCTCAAGCACGGACAAACGGCGGCCAGCGTTTACGTGACAAATGACCCCGACTCCTTCCAGCCATAGCTGGCCCAATCGAATTGGTGTCCATCCAGGGTCCCGAGTGCGATAACGAACGCCGCTCGCTGCGATGTCGAAAGAGAAAAGGCGACGTCGAACGGCACCCCATGCCGAACAAGGTAAAGGCAGTCGATCAGGACGGGGTGCCGAGCGAGTTTCCCACGTCGGATCCCGCGGTTGGATCCGCTTCGTTAGGCTTCAACGCCGACGCGATTGCGGCCAAGCCTTCGTCCCCGAGGCGCTCGATGATCCCTTCGATCTGGGCCTCGCTTTTCGGGGCAGGGATCGGTACACCCGAGATTTCAACCACCGAGAACGCAAGCCCCGCCATCCCCAACCAGGCCTCGTTCTGGGCCAGTTCTGGTCCGGCGGCCTTGAATAGGCGCAGTGTATCCAGCGCGGTCAGGCGACGGAGCAGCAGGCTTCGCCCTTTTGTATCGGTTACCGCGAATGTACGCGTAGCCTCATGGATAATCGTCTGCGATGGTGTCATCAGATCCGCCGCTTCCGCGTGGCGTAAAATTCCAGCTTCTGTTTCACGCTGGAGTCGCCCTTCCAAACGCCCGCACTCGTCAGCTTGAAGACAATGCCGTCGAACTGGTAGGTGGAAACCGAACCGTCGGCCTCGGTGATGTATTGATACATCGTTCCGGGTGCGACGCTACCGCCACTGTAGAAATTCTGCTCGATCGTGGAAATCAGGTCGTCTAATGCCGAACTGCCGCGTTCGACCTCGAAGCTGCCCTCCCAACCTTTCGGAAGTTCGGTGGCCAACTGGGTTCCATCAATCCGGCTTACCCTGACCGGGCTTGTGATCTGTCGGCTTTCGAAGCCCGTTACATGGCTGAGATCGACCCTACCCGTCGGTCCCATAACGACAATTTGGGTATCGCGGCCGATAGAAAATGTTGTCAGTGCCACTGGTTGATGTCCTAGTTAACTTGGCCGGTCGGCAATGTCTGGCGGGAAACCTGAACGGTTTGCCCACCCTCGACATTGACGATAAAGCGTTCGTTGATGGCTTGATACTGGACCTGGGCATCGGACTGCACGTAACCCAGGCCGGTCCGTGACGCCGGGTTGTTAGTCGTATCGCAAATCACACTGAACGGCAGGGAGCCATCCGTGCTGCCCAGCAACCCCTGTCCATACATGTTGTTGAGGAACGATAATTGCGTCGACCGTATATTCTGGAACAGCGTATTGTTGATCACCTGTCCGACATACAAACCCATTCCAGCAGCAAGTGTTTCGGCGATATAGTTGGTCAGTCGTGTATAGTTATCACCGTTTGCGGCTGCGTTGGACGACGTGTTGATGCCGCCGCGAACACCCCAATAGGACCCTCCAGGCTGCGGATTGCAAATCACGTCGATCCCCGCGCTCAACAGCGCACCCAGGTCGGCCGATGAATACGTCGTGCTTTGGCCCGATCCCGGGGTACCCGCCCGCTGGCTACCGATAACACCGTAAATTTGCTTATTCAGGCTCGACTGTTCCGGTGACAGATTGGCCAGGCGGCCGGCCGCGAAGCCTTGCGGCGAAACAAGGCGAATTGTGTTGTTGGCGGCATCCGACCACCACAGCCAATCACCAAACATCAGCTTGGCGGCATAGGTGTTCAATCCCGTACCGGCGACCGTTGTGACTGCATTCGGAATCGTATCGCCGGCCGGTGTCGTGAGGACCATGTAAATCCCCTCCTGCAGCCCGAAGCCCCCCTGCGTGGTCCACGTTGTCGGATCGTCGCAATCGGCCAGCATTCCCAGGCCGCAACCCTGGCCTCGCAGGGCATACATTCCGCTACGAACGGGCGCATCGACGCCAACCAACTGCACACTACCGACCTGTGTCGCGCCATCCGCCCCGGCGCTCGAGGATCCCAGGGAAAGCGAGAAAGCCGCCGGCGATGCCGTCGTCCCGCCGGTGCTCGCCACCACAAGCTGCGAGCGTCCCCGTTGGGGACCCTGGCCATTATTGACCGCCTCCGCCAAGCCCGACCAGAATACTGCCCCATCGCCGGTCAGGCCATCGTAGACTTCCGGCTCGAAGCCTGGCAGCAGTACGGAAAGCTTCCAGGAATTCAGTTGTGACCCCGCGCCAAGCGTCAAAGTGACCCGGTTCCCAAGCGACCCTGTATAAAGCGCGGTAAATGAGGCATTGGACCCTGGAACGACGGCAAACGCGGCCGTATCGGTCCCGTCCGTAACCCGGACGCACCGGAAGTTCTGGGCACCCTGTTGGACCGCGGTCGCGACCTGCGTTCCCATGTCATATTTCCGGGGGATGATCGCACCGAACTGCTGGGCGTAATCCGCCATTGTGCTGACAATGGCGGGTTCATTCACCGGCCCCCACGAAGCAGTACCCACCACCCCGACGATGTTCGTGGGAACCCCGTTTAGGACCAGGTTCTGCGGTGCGACAATCTGAACATACAGATCCGGTACGATCAGTGACGTCGTATTGACGCTGCCTTGCTGTGCAATTGGCATCGGGATCAGCCCTTCGGCGCGTTCGGTGGGGTGATCTTCGTCACGAACTTCTTGTATTCGGTCGCAAGAATTTCAGTAACCTTGTTAGCGTCGTCGATGATGTCCCCGCGCACGTAATTCAGAAACCGCTTTATAACCACCAAATGATGCATTATCGTAAAAACCTAAATATATGTCGTATTATCACCGAGATCAGACACGCCAAACAACATTGACGGGAGCATATCCGTATCGATCGTCGCGTATTCGATCGTATACACAAGGTCCCTTCGGTAAAGCAGGGCGTTCTGGGACTGATCGTAACTCTGGGTATTGCGATAGCTCACGCGCGCTTGCGTCCCGTCGGGTAATGGCAGGAACGCCATGCCGCTCAGTTCGGTGTCGATCGCCGCACCGACCGCATCTCGGATCGACGGTGTCGGACACCAGCAGGCGATCCGAATATCCTTTTCCTGGCGTCGGGTTTCAACCGACGCAAGACTGTCGCAAACAACGTGCGCGCTCACCGCATGAGCGCCTGGGATGGTGACAGCGAACCCCTGATAATTTGCCATCCGCGTGGCCTGAATAGCCTGTCCCAGGTTTGCCGCGATCAGGTCCACACTGTCTCCAGGTTGTACGCGATAGGCATGGGGCACCCCATCGATCACGACTCCAACGGCATCGCCGGCGGCAGGAACCCCCGAAATCGTTAGCGTTTGTCCCGACACCCCGACCGTCGTGCCCGGCGACGTGGCGCGCGTCTGCCATTGTTGCAGATATCGTGTGGTGATTCGTCCCGCGTCATTGTCGCTGTTGACTGTGATATTCACCACGCCGGCGGTCAGATCTGCATTCAGCGTCGCCGCGGTCGGCCAGCCTCGGTAGATCCGGCACAGTGAACCCACGACACTGGCTTGCGCGGAACCGTTGGGATACAGAATGGACGTAACAACGTCCGAGACAGCACCTTCCACATCGGAAATATCAGCCATTTAAGTCGTCGCCATTTTGGCGCTGATGCGCCATCCCAAATTCGTAAGTTCGGAACCGGCGATGATCGCCGTTCGGCCCAGGTCATCGGTCACGATGTCACCAGGGGACAAAAGAACGCCCGCGACAGACGGAAGAAGAATGTCCCAGATCGGCGCCGCCTGGTCTGTAGGCAGGCCTGCCGAGGAACTGGCCGAGCGTCCGTCGCCAAGTACGCTGGCGGGCCACTTTTCCATCAACATCCGTCTAGCGCTCGGCGTGTAGCCGCCATACCCGTTCAGCGCCGCGTTTGTCTGCATGCCCGCCCGCGAAGCCGAGATTGTCCGGTTGGTACGCACGCACAAGACTGGGAGAAGCGGCGCCTGCGAAGCGATAAAATACGTCCCAGCACCTACAACAAGGTAGTCGCCAGGTCGGGTGTAACTGGCATCGAACAGACCATGCCACAGCGCCTCACCATAGACATTGGTATGGCTCCCGGTTCCCCTGGCAGGGACAAAGGCAGTCGGCAGCCGAAGGAAGCGGTTCTTGCGATCCAAGGGATCGGACGGCCCTTCTGGCCGAAAGGCATCGCCCAGTTCGCCCATATGCCGGGCGCATGCCCCTAAGCCAAGATAGAATCGGTCCTGCGGTTTACGCCCGTGCATCGGCTAGACAATCAACGTAGCGGAACCGCTGGAAAGGCCTGGGCCAGCAGCAACACCCAGGAACCCACACAGCCGCCTCCGCCATTCGTCAAACAGCTTGATCCGGTCGGCCAGCTCATCCTTGTTCCGAGTCCAGACCGATGCCTGGTCGGTATCAAGCCCGTCCGAGGTCGCGGGGATTGCGACCTCCAACGCATTCAATGTGCCAATATATCGCCGCGCGATCACCAATTCGGCGTCCCCAAGGTTGTTTAGTCGAAACTCAAGCAGCCCATAGACCTGGAAATACCGCCAGGACTGCATCCCGGTGGGCGCGGCCCCGTAGGCCGGGTATCCGCACAGGCGCCGGATATCGACCTTCTCAGCGTCGCTTAGCGGGTTCAAATGAACGACCCGTCGCCGCGGCTGAACAAGATATCACCCGAACCAGACGGGGAAACTGCCGCCGCATAGGAAATCAGGCTGTTCACCGACAAGATCATGTTGCTGCCCGCCAGGATTGGCATGTCGGTCACCGACGCATTCACGGTCGGATCGGACCCGAACCGGATATACGCCAGTCCGGAGGTTGTATTCGTAACGACAACCGAATCGCCGCCACCTGACAGGGCAATGTTCGCGGAAACGGTCCCAACCGGCAGAGTCACCGTGCCGGTCGGGCGGAACGGACTAACCGAACCAAGAGGCATCTGTCGCTCTTAGCCGATATGTTCGACGATAACGGCGCGCTTATAGGCGGCGTTGGTCGCGGTCGGAACGGTTGTGGGATTGGTCGTGGTGTCGGACGGCGCACAGAAGCCGCCGATCCAATACCAGGACTGCGCGATGATCTGCTGCAGGCGATCGATTGCCTCGCGTGTGACCATCGCAATGCCATCGACCATCGAGATGATGGAGTCCGCCGGCGCCACATCCGTCGCGGCCATGCCCGCGAAATCGCCCTCGATCAAAGCACCCTGGCCGCAGATCACGGGGCGCCGTACCATCAGGCCGGAAAGCGTGGGATGTGCCTGCACGAACGCTTCCGTCGTTGGAACGAACCGCAGCCCCAGAAAGTCGTTGGTCATCCCCTTCTTGAAAACCTGATTCGCCGACGTGGCACCCTGAAAGAGTTGTTTGAAATCAGGATCGGCGAAAAGCTGGCGCGCGGATACCGGGTCCAGATAGCAGTTATAGGCGCCCTCGATTTCCGGCACCGCGTTCATCCGCAATTTCGCGACGGCGTCCAACAGGTTCGCCATGGTCAACGTGTCCGACGCCGTGATCAGCGACGTATTCCCCCGCTGAGAAGGACGTACGATCGTCGAACCACTCGCCGCGGTAACGGTGTTCAGCGCGGTGCCATCCGATACCGACACGTTGCCCGACAATGTCAACGTGCCGGAAATGCCGTTCGGCGAGGTCGAGACGTTCGTCGCATCCACACCGACCGAAACCAGGCTATACACGTTCGCGCCGATGGTCACCGTCATCGGATTGCCGCCGCTGACCGGTTGCTGCACGCCGTTGACGAACACCGTCAGGAACCCGCGCACATCATCTACCGACACACTCGGTGCCGCACTCG